TCGTCAATCCGATGTCGTCGTCTTGGACAACGTGTACCTGATTTCGCTGCGCTTCTAACAGACGCGATTTGAAATCTGTGACGCTAACGCCGGTGCGGATGGCTTCGTTCGCCATTGCCGTCTGTTCAAACTGTTCGCCTAGATTGGCAATCTCGATAGACCGCTCGTCTGCCTGTTCGCGGCCGCGTGCGAACGCGTCACGTTCCAACGACTCTGTGTCTCGTGTGTAATTTTCTTCCATAGTAATGCGTACCTCTTCAGGGTGTGTTTCGGTTTCGATGGGTTGCACGTCATCAGACGCGTTTGGGTTTTCTGTTTGCGAACGACCGACGCCGACAAGCGTGGATTGGTCTGCTGGGATCGCGACGATGCTGGCTTCTAACGGAGTCCAGCGAGTCACACGCTGAACGTCTTCGCCGCCAACAGTGTCGCGTTGATGCTGTTGCACCGTATAACCGACGCTGATATTTCTGCGGATGCCGTCAACGACATCGCGGAATATCTCGGTCGCTTTTTCGCTTTGCGAAAAGCGGGCCACCGCTTTCGTTCTGCGAGAACTTTCATCCAAATAGAAGGATTCAATGACCCCTATCTGATCATCAGGATCGTGCCCAAGCAGGAGCGGGGCGGTTTTCGATTGCATGAACCCCATGTCAATACTGTCGGGCGAATGATCGAGTACCTCGTTCCTGCCGAATTGTTGGCGATAGACGGGCTCTTCAGAACTGACGCCCATTTTGACCGTGCGAAGGTCCGCATCGACGTGGTCCCGTTCAAAATCAATCGTAAACGTGCGTTGATGAAATTCATTGTTCATTTTGGTCTTCCGTGTTTGGGGCGATAGGTGTTGAACCGCCGTATGGTTGGAATGCAAGGTCTAGCCCGTATTGTGCTGCAAGTTCTTGTTCGGCTTGGTGCGCTTCGAACAATTCTTCAACGTCGCGGCCATACTGTGATTGTTCGATATCGCCAATGGTGACAAGTCCGGCCTGTAGCGCCGTCAGGTTTGCGTTGGCTTCTTTTGACGGGTCAACCCATGTCCAGCTACGCGGGATGAACTTAAGGCTATCGGCGAATTCCCCGTAACGAGCAATCGGGAAAAACACGTTGCCCGAAATAATGGCGCACTCCAGCCAGACGCGAGCGACTGGCTCGATGAACTGGTCGATCATCCATCGCTGGATCATTTTGTAGGCGTCGCGGTCGCTCAACTCCGCCAGTCTCCCGGCGGAATAACTCGTCGATGACAGGTCACTTGATAGTGATTGATAAGAGACGTTCAGTCCCGACGCGATGCCGCGCAGGATCGCCGATTCAAACTCGGCGAACGCGGTGGAGGGATGCGACGTGTCCCAGGTTTTCAAATCGAACCCAGCCGGTAACATCTGAATGGTTCCAGGTTCGGCGCTAATCTCTGGCGCGTAGCCGTCCATCATGTCGCCTTCGAATTCGTCGACGCCGTCATCAGATGGCTGAAGGTACGCTGATTTCGCAGACCCGAGCCTCGCCGCGACCAGTTCCGCTTCCTCATAACCTGACAACATTTTCAAGCGGGGCAGGGCAGTTGCCAGCCAGGGCACGCCACGCGTCTGTTCGCTTCGCTCTGGTCGCATGACATGCAACATTTCGTTCGCTGGAACGAAGGTGTGGAAGCGTCCGTCTATCGCAATCGGTTGATCGGACGGGTGCGCGTTGTGCAGATGGTAGCCAACGGGTCGACCGTAGGAGTCCACTTGGACCCCGTGCCGAATTCGTTGTCCGTTTTTCGCCGACCCATTTAGGTCATTGTCTAAATACTCCGCGTCTATGAACTGCAACGCGAGACCAAATGAGTTCACTCCTGGGTCCTTAATCAACTTGACCAAGACTTCGCCGTCGCGGGCGACCGATTCAAGACACAACTTTTGCGCGTCGATCCAAGACATGCGGCCATTGGCGGTGACGCGTCGTGTCCATCTCCCAAACGCTTTCTCAACCGCAGCGTTCCCGTCCTTGTCTAGTTGCCCGCGCTCGTCGAGTCGTTTTGACTGCAATCGAATGCCGGCTGGACCGACGACGTTGACGGCCAGTAGCGACAGATACTTTTTCACGTAGTCGTTGTTGCGGGCTTGCTCGCGACATCGGTCGCGCAGCGTCGCAAGCTGAGGCGCGATCTCACCGTCGGCACTGTTGCTTGACGCGTTCCAGTCTGACCATAGCCGCCCAGTCTGCGCGGCGATGAATTGGCGCTTCACTGCTTTTTTGCTGGGTCGCTTGTAGAAGTCTAGTATTCCCATCAGAAGCGAACGTAGACCGTGTTGCCGGTGCGTTGGCCGTTAGCGATGCGCTGCTGCTGGCGTTCTTGTTTGACGAGACGTCGATAATAATTCACGTGTCGGCGCAGACTGTCGTTGTCCATGCGGGAAAGACTGCGCCCGTCTATGCTCATTGACAGTTGGTCGGTGGTCGCTCGTCGTTCCATGACCGCTTCTAGCGCGTCCAAACATATCTGCGCGTGTGAGCGCGGGTCGTATCCAGTGCCAGCGGGGTCAGGCTCGACCGTGGTCTGGCCCTCGTACAACGTGATGAATTCGTTGTCCGATGTGCGCTTAATACGTGCGGACCAGTAGTAAAGTCCCGCTGCATAGCTCGCGGTAGTGCTGCTGGCGACCTCAACGATGTATTCCTCGGGGTCGCTGCTTTCGGTGGCGGTAATAGAAAAGGCGGTGGAAGACGTCGACCGAAACTCGTAGTGGAGCGAGTAAAGACTGACAGGGTAGTCTGTAAGTCCACGCTTCCACCGCCACATAGAACCAGCTCGGAGCGTTTCAGGCTCTACCTCGGGGTAGTTCGTTGGAGAGAACAGGTTCGTCAAAATACGCCCACGCGCCAGTTTTCAAGGTGAAAACTAGCAGGTTAGTTTTGTAAACTCTACGTACCACTTGTTGAAAATATATTGACAACACAATGTTGAGAAAACAGACATTCAAGGTCGACGACGGGGGCCACCTGTTTGACCGGCATCAGAAAAACGTGTGTTTGACGGACGCCGAAATCCGCGCACTGATCGAACTGCTGCGGCCTGTTCTCGCCGACAACGCAGCCTCAGCGATTACCCACGATGTCGCGCTAGAACTGCGGCGAGCGCTGATTTCTGACTTGACCGTGCGCGAAAACGACTACCGCAACGTGTAGCGTGTCAGTACCTAGTGACCCAAGACGACCGGCGGAATCGCGGACGCTTGGGTCGTAACTGCTGGTCGACCGTCGGTTGTTCGGGCGGGGCGATGTCGTCAGTCTTCGCATTGCCACGGTTGGCGATTTTGGCGAAACGTGGTGACAAAATGTTGACCGCTGCGAGGGCGTATACAAAACAGTCGAGCGCTTCATTCCGGCCTCGCGTTTTTTTGAACGTCAGCCGCGCCGTGCCGCCGCGTCGGGTCTCCACCATTTTCTCAGCGGTCAACTGCTTGAAGTATTCTGCGTCAAGTCTCTCACTGAAATGAATCATACTTGGTGGCTCGTCGCTTGGTAGCCGACCGAAAAGCCACTGTTTGGCGGTGTCGGTGCCCACCGCGTACAACGGCACGCGCTGACGTCCGACAATCGTCGGGCGCGACGCGATGGGTTGCGCTGGTTTGTTGCTGCCTTTGATGGCAAAAACCTTTTTGGCAGCGCGTGGCCGAGTGAACGAGTACACGTCGTCTGTCCAATGTCCGCCGGAGTCAATCGCCGTGCATTGCACGCGCAGCCGGCGACCGTCAGTGGTGACAATCGGTTCAGCGAGTAGGTCGTCGAGTTCTTGCCAGACATAACCCTGCGCGGGTTCGCCCCAGATTACACGGTGGTCGAGGACCCAACATTCGTAGTCCTCGCCCCATCCTAGCAAGCTGACCTCAATGCGGTCCTTCTGCACGTCACAGCCAGCTGTGATAACCAGCACATCGTCAGGGCAACTGGTCACGTCAAACGACTCGCGACGTTCTAGGAATTGGTCCCACTCGATGGCGTGACCCTGATCGGTGTCGAATGACTCGCCCAGGCTGGTGTTGATGAATACCTGAAGCAGTTCAGGTGATGATTGTGCAGTCAGCCACGCTCGCACCATGTCGCCCCATGTCACCCAGGGCGACAGCAATTCCGACAGTTGAAAAGAGCGCGTGCGCGTGTTGTCGGGGTTTTCGTGAACCCACTTGCCAGCGGCGACCATGCGCGGCTTGTGATGGTGTTCAATAATGCAACCGTTCACGCAGGTGTATGTCGCTGCATCGGGGTTGTCTTTGTCAAACGATAACTGGTTCCAGTTGAGCGTTTGCATTTCGCCGCAGTGCGGGCAGGGCACATGATACCGAGCGCGTGAGCCGGCTTGATACATCTCTTCGATGCGACAGCCGCGATGCGTTGGCGTGCTGACGGCAAGCACCTTGGAGTTTGTGAATGTGGCCGTCCGTTTCATCGCTAGCGTAATGGGATCGCCTTCAATAGTGGTGTCGGCGTAGCGCGAGATTTCGTCGAGGATGAGTACGCGTATTGATCGACTGGCAAGACCGGCGGGGCTGTTGCTGCCTTGGAGCGCTAGGAACCCGCCTGGGAACTTTTTGAATAGGGCGGTGGTGTCGCTGTCTCTGGATCGCGGCTCCGCGACGACGCCAGGGATTGAGTCGCGCAGCATGGCTGATAGTTTGGTCTTCGAAAAATCGCGGGCCATCTCTAGCGTTGGCGCAATGTAGAGACAAGGCGACGGTGCTTGATCGATGAAGTACATGATGGCGTTGAGCGCTAGTTCTGTTTTGCCGACTTGGGCACTCGACATGACGACCACTTCGCGTGTGCGGCTGTCTGACAATGCTTGCATGGGTTCTCGCATGAATTCAGCGCGGCTCGTTTTCCAGCGCCCCGGTTCTGCGGATGTTTCTGAACTCAGTCGACGACGACTGTCGGCGTATTCATCAAGCGTAAATCTAGGTGGTGGAGACCACGCTTTCGATACTGCTGAGAGTAGCGTCTGGCACGGGCTGGTCGCGGAGACTTTCGAGACTTTCGATGATTGCATTTTCGATGATCTGCTTGGTTTCGTGGATGTCTTGCGCGGCTTCGATCTGACCGGCTAGGGAATCAGGTAGCATGCTCAGTCGCTTGTTGGCGGTGGTGATGATGGATTCCCACAAACTCTTGACGTCGTCGACCGGCACAAGTGAGCCGCGCAATAACTCTTCTTTCGCTTCTGAAATCGACGCGTCCGCTGACGTCTTGCGGGTGCGGGCCTCGTCGAGCGATTCAGACGTGCGCTTCTGGCCGGTCGCTCGTTTGCGAAGGTGGCGTATGTAGGCGATGCGGCATTCATCGAGGTCGCCACCGACGCCGCGTTCCGCGTATAGGACGCCGTCGCTGACAAGTCTGCCGACGTTTTGCACTGACAAGTCCAAATGCTCGCCGATTTCTTTGCGTGTAGCCATTTTTTTATATCAGTAACAGTTTGTTATGCCACTTGGTTCTAAATAAATAATGCGGCCCTAATCACACGCACCACGGTTTGAATAGAAGGACCCGCGATCGAAGGGGAAGGTCCTAACTCGCATGTTTTGTTCATATACCGATCTTCACTTTCAAACTTGCACGCCATTGGTCCGGCCAGTTCTTATTGAACAGTTGCTCTGTGTACTGGTAGAACGGTAGACGCACGCGGTACTGCGGCGATCTGTTCATAAACCCCAACACGTTCTCGGTTGTTTTTCCTTTACGCACAAACACACCGACGGGCCGGCCCGCTTTTGAGATCGTAAAATACTGATTCTTTTTGCGCCCTTTTTTCTTTGAACCAGGGGTCTGGTTCGCCGTGTAGCCGGCGTAAAGTTCAGCGCTCTGCAACTGACTCAAGATGGCCTCAACCTTGCCGCCTGTGATGTTCCCGTTTCCGTCTCGGTGCTTTGGGTTCACGACATAAAACTGATTCGACAACATGCGCCCTGACATTCGCATCCTTTTCTCTGACGCTTTTGGCTCGCGTGACCCACCATAAACCTGCGCTTTTAGCCATTGCACCGGAGCCACGCGGCTTTTGCCGGTGGTTGTTTCACGCAGGTAGACCATCATTTCAAGATTGCTGATTCTTGCGAACTGCATCCACGTCGCGTTTACGGTTTGGCTTTTTGGATTTGAAAAAGCGCGGCTGATGAAAGGCTTAGATTCTTGTCTGATTTGTTTGCCTGTCTCGTTCAACGCGACCTGAATCGCGCGCGGCATCTTTCGTTTGCACTCCTTACTGAGCCACCGCGTCACATGTTTCACGTCAGCTTCAACGCTCACGTCAGGGAACTTCATCGCTTGCACATCACGCGCAACGTCGCCAAGTCCTGCGCCTTTAGCGACGCGGCCCAACATGAGTAGTGGCGCGGCCATCAGTGATCGCTCTGGTCTTGTTTAGACCCGCCGAAATAGAAGGCAATCACTGAGGTCGCCAGTCCACCTAAGTAGCCCAACACAAGGTTCACCAGAGCGGCGTCGTTAGCTTCTGGCGGTTGAATTGTTACCAGCATGATGTAGCCGATGAACGAACAGATCGTGAGCAGTCCAATCGACCGCGCCGTCCAGTCCTTGGAAAACTTAGCGCGTGCATCTTGCGTGTCTTCGAAGGCTAAACGGTTTTCGTCAATCTCTAGCTCTTTCATGCGGACGGCGTAGTCTTGTTCCGCCTTCTTCAGCTTCAACAAATCGTCAGGGGTGGGGTTCTGCAAGCGTTGCTCAACCGCGTCTCTCGATGGCTCGCACCCGAGTGCATCCGCGATTGCACCGACGGCCATGCCGGCGAGCGGACCGCCCAACGTGGTCGCCAACTTAGGCGCGACTGAGCCGACGATGTTAGACAGTAACTTCTTCATCTAGACATGCTCCCAATTCGCGCCGGCAAATAACAGCGCTTCCGCTTCACGCCGACGGACTAAGCCGTCGACTACCTGACCGCCGGCACGATTCCACCTTCGCATTTCTGTTGGCACGATCTCGTAGTCTTTGACGTTTAACCGTTTCAACATCGTCGACTCTGCAAGGTTGGTCGGGCCTAAGTTGAAGGTCCAGGCAACGAGCGCATCGAACTGATGCTGCGATAGTTCTACTTTCACCAACTCATTGACCCACCGTTCAAACTCTTGCAAGTCATTGATGAGCATGTCTTCGGCACGTTCGACGTCACATTCGTCGCCCTCGCGCACACCTTTGGTGTGTCCGTAGCCGAGCGTCCATACGTTCGCGCTGCACTGGTAGGCTGTGAGTTCGCATCCTTCAAATTTTTTGATCAGTGCGATTCCTTCTTCACTTGTGTTCATCTTTATATTTCTCCGTCAGTAGAGTCAGTGTTTGATTGATCCGTTCGCACACCACCGCCAAGTCGCACACAACAGGGTGGTGCGTGTCCCTAAAATCCCAAGGAACGACCGCACGCCACGGGCGGCGGTTGTACCTGTAGCCAAGCAACGGTATCGCGTTGACGCGCTCCGCTGCGTCACACGCTTGCGTCCACCACGCCGACTGATACCAGTCGGTGGTTGTTTTACCGTAACGCTTCACCTCAACCGCAAACCCTGGCACGCCGAGGACGTCACTGTGGTGACTTTCAACGCGCTGTTGATACGTGTTGCGAAACAGCGTTAGTCCAGGGATCAACCGTTCGACCTCCTTAATAAATTCACGCTCACCGGCTGCACCTTTTTGCTGAGAATTAACCACGGTCTAGTTCCTCGCGGACGCGTTCTAGGATTTTAAGATTCGCCGTCGCTTTGGCGACGATCGA